TTGACAAGAAAAATTAGTTTTTTAATACACATTGATATATGAAAAAAGTAATAATAGGATTTGTAGCTTTCTTAATAGGATTTACAGTAATGAGTATAATTTTACATTATTTAATTAATTGATACTATGGAAAAGGGAAAACAATTAGTATACCCAAGAGTTGCATTTGATAAAAATGGCCATATAACTACATGGGACAAAGAATTTCAAGGATTAACTAAACGTGAATACTTTGCAGGATTAGCTATGCAAGGAATATTAAGTCGTGATCCAGGTAGAGGTGGCGTAGATGCAGATAGATTAATAGCTATTTCAGTTAGTTATGCAGATACTTTATTAGAAGCCTTAAATAAAGAATAGTATGGCAGCATATGATCCAGACAACATCAGATTTATCAGAGCAGTTGTAAAAATATCAAGTGCTCTGTATGATATTGATGAAATGAAAAGTAATAAAAAGTATAAATTTAGCATGAAGCTAGATGTTAACAAATGGCATGAGTGGTCTGAATTATATATTAAAGAACCAATGCATGTTTTTGCTAAAACAGATGCTGTTGCATTAATGGATTTAATAGAGTTATTTGATGATTATCATAATAAAATCTTTATAAAAGATGAGTTTAATACAAGATTAAACTTATTTTTAGCTAAAATTGAGTCAGCAAGATGGGATTTACTCCAGCTTGGAGCTGATAATAAATCTAGAATGGGTATATTAATCACTAATATAGAGGATTTAACTAATAAAGGTTATTTCAAGTCATATAAAAACTATGTAGATCCCTATGGAAAAGGTTATACTGATATTGTTGACTCAATGAATAGACTTGGTGAGACAATAATAGTTGGAACTAAACCGGAAAATGTGTAAATTAAAATATAAACACTATGGTATTGGAAAAGACACATAAATTAACGTTATATAATGACAACAAACATGATTTTCTTTATGTTATTGCTTGTCTTATAAGATTTTGTGATCATAATCCTGAACAAGCTGAACAATGTGCAGTCTTAGTTGATGGAAGAGAATCATATGATATTAAGTCAGGGTCATTTGATGACATGTATGACTTACTGGTCAAATTAGAAATGTATGAACTTAAAGTAGAATTAAGTGAAAGTAGTGTGTATTAATGATTTAAAAAAACCAGTTTCTATTCCTGAAACACAATGGATAGAAAAAGGTAAAGCTTATACTGTTGTAAGAGTTGTAAAAATGGGTATACAAGCCAATACACTTGGATTTGATCTTGAGGAGGTGAACTTAGAGGGATGTTTTCCTTATGAGTTCTATGATGCTAAGAGATTTTTACCAGAAGATATGGTAGATCAGAAAGATATGGCTGTTGAAGTAGTAGAAGAAGAATTAGAATTAGTATGATAAGTTATACCAAGCAGGATATAATTGATGAACTATTAAAAATTAGCCTTAAACCAAAAACAAAAACTCGTCATATTGTAGATAGAAGAAACTATTTAATAGCTATTCTTCATTATACATTTAAAGCAACTGAGGAAGAAATCTTTATTTATACTAACTTGACTTCAAGGAGTACAATCAATCATGCTAAAAGGACAGCATTTGAATTGTATAAGATTAAAGATAAATTGTTTCTGAAAAATGTTGATGAATTAATACAAAAGTATCCATGTGATTTTAATTTTGATATAAAAACGCGGGACTATAATACTACTGCAACAACTATATCAATAACATTATCACATCATCAGTTAGAAAGTTTTACAAGGTATTTAAAATCTAAAAAGATTGATAAATCAAGTGATGGAGCTAAAAAATTAATCTTATCAGTATTAAAATTATGGGAAGAGTAAAGGAGATCTATATTGATTTAATTAATCAGTATGGACATGTAGATGATATTCCTATGGATATCAAATTGGATGACTATATAGCTAAAAGAAGAGAAAATGAAGAAGAAAGAGAAGAAACTAGAGATTAGTGACATTAAAACTGTATGTTGTAATGCAGGTTGGTATATAAGATCAAGAGCAAACTATAGATGTGAGAAATGTGATGATGATGTTACATTACATATTGTATTTGCTAGTATGGCAATTGATGAATCTGAAAAGAAATAGTTATGATAATAGCAATAATAATTTCAGCTTACATAGTTAATGTGCTACTATCAATAAGGCTTAGAAAATTAATTCTTTATAGAAATTACATGGTATTTATACCTTACACTTTATGTTTTATGCCTCTGACTGCTGTATTATTTTTAGTATTTGTAGCTAGATGTTGGATAAGTGATAATTAAAAAGAAATAGTTATGGAAAAAGAAACATTAGAAGAAGCCGCTGATAGACACATACATGGAGATAAAAGGAAGAATTTTATCAGAGGTGCTAATTGGCAAGCTGAAAGAATGTATAGTGAGGAAGAAGTGATTGAATTATTAGAATATACTAGAGAAAACTTTTATGATACAGGTACAAAATGGCATGAAGAACCTTATAAAGATTTAACATCAAAAGAATTATTAGAACAATTTAAAAAGAAATAGTATGGCAGATGTAAGTGTAAATATAGAAGTTGAAGTAGATGTTGAGTGGTATGATTTTTTAAGCGCATGTGATGATCAAGAGTTAAATAATATAGCAGAAGATTTAATCCAAAGAGGTTATATTAAACCTACAAATTTTACACCTGAAGAATATTTAGATACTCTAGATAATGCTGAAGTAGAATTAGTACATGAATGGTTAATGGTAAGATATAATACTAAATTTGGAATAAATCATGCAAATATAGTAGAAGCTTTAACTAAAATTGGTGCTGGAATATTACAGTTAACTACTGAAGAAGAAGAGTATATTAAATCATTAGCAAATAGATTAGTATGAAAAATCAAGTAATTAAAGTGCTTACAAAAGAACATGGTAAAAGAGTAATTGAGTGGTTTAATTCACAAGGTGTTGATACTGGTAATTACACTGGTAATATATCTGAGGAAGAAGGATTTAAATGCATCTATTTTGGTGTTATAAATGGTAACTTTTCAAATTATTACATAGAAAATGTAATTAACAATAATGCTGAAATTATTAAGTTACCAGAAGAAGATTTTGATATGACAACCAATGAAGGTAGATTAGCTTATGCTAAAAAACATTATCCTATTGGTACAGTTATTAAATCAATGTATGATGGTGCTATCCGGGAATTAATTAGTGAGCCTTCATTATATGGTAGTAATGGTAATTATATACTTTCAAAAGCATTTCCTGATCTATTTCCTGACATATATTATAATGGCAAATGGGTTGAAATAGTTGAAGAAGTTAAAGAAGAAATAGTTATGGAAACACAAAAATTATCAAGACAAGGTCTTAAAGAAATACATTCAGTAGCTTGTTCAGCATGGAAAAGTACATTGGAATTATTAGGTGCTAATAACCCACTAGAAGATTATATTGAATTAAATCAAGACCAAGTTGATGCAATGTTTAAAGCTTGTACAGCAACTCAATTACCAATTGTGTCTAAGTATCTTAAACAAGATGATGGTAGTGTTGATGTAAGTAAAGTTACATATGGTAATCATGGTATACTTTTAGGTAGTGCTTATATTGTTAGACATGATGCTTTTACTAGTATAAAAAATGGTTTTTGGTTAAATCCTGACTTTAATTGGGAATTTAAAATAAATGGTGATTATCAATATTTAATACCAACTAAAAAGAAATAGTTATGAAAGTAGTTGTATTAGTATTGTTATCCTATATGTTATTAGGAGTAACAGATAAAAAAGTGATTATAAAGGATAGAAAGGTTAGAGATGAGTCTTTGTACCGCAGTGATAAAGGGAATGAATCTGTTTATTTAATTAATGATATAGAAGATGAATTATCCCGTAGAATATAAATACAGCAAAAGAGTAAGACTTGTAGCAAATGATGAAGATCTTGAGTATTATGTACAAGTAAGATTTTTATTTATGTGGTTTACAGTAAAAGCTTATGATGGAACATATCCTGGTGGATATACACAAGCTGATAAGCATGCAGAATATTTAGCTACTAAACCTTTATTTTTATAATATGGAACATACAGCAGTAGAATACTTAGTAGACTTATTAGAAACTCAAAATTTTATAACTACATCACAAATAGTTGTAGCTAAAGAAATAGAAATGCATCAGATTATTATGGCTTCAGCATCTGCATATGAAGATATGTTTGGTACTGATGGTACCGAATATGGAGAAAAATATTACAATAAACTAACACAAGATGACAAATAGAGAAGCATTGATGCACTTATGGGAAAGTGTAGATAAAACTAATATATACCAGTTGAGTTATATTAGAAACCTGGCATTTGAGTTAGGTGAGAAAGAATTGTATTTTATATTTAGAGATTATGAAGATAATAAAAATTGAAGAGTTAAAACAGATCATTGAAACTCAAAAGAGTTTAATTGATTTATTATACTCTCAAGTAGTAGATTTAACTATGATGTCTAAGATTGAGTTAGGTGATGATGTAATTGAAGAGATTAAACTATTAAAATCAAAGCTATGAAAGAAATATATGAAGAGTTTGGTGACATTGGTGCACCAAGTATGTATCAGATTACTTTAATGATTTATACTCACAAATTATGATGGTGTTGTTTTATATTGTTGGAATAGCTTTATCTTTGATCTGGTATCAAATTTGGGAAACAATTAAACGTGAAAAACAAGTTATGGAAGACTTATATAAAGAAACCCTTATGCTTAAATGGGCTAATTACAAAGTAACAAATAAGACAAGTAAGATGAGAAGAGAAAGGCTGATAAAAAATTCACCAAAAAATAATTCATTGATTATTAAAAAACATAATCAGAGAAAAATGCGTGGTGAACACATGAAAAAAAATATAGAAAGCGGGTTCTATAAGAATCCTGAGTTTAATTAAATACTTTGGTCAGTAGTTATGAAAAAGAGATTTAGAATATTAAAGTCACAGTACTCATATGGTGGGTATTTTGTGCAAACTAAAGCAGGGTTTTTTAGTTTTTGGAAATATGTAAAAGATTGTGATGGGTTTATCATACTGTTTTCTACAGCTATGGAAGCTGAAGACAAGATTGAAAAACTGTTAGAACAAGATAAAATAGCAAAATGAGAAAAGAAGATCTAGAAGAGTCTGGCTTTGAAAGAGTATTTGTACCTAAAGAACAGTCAGGTAACAAGAATGACTATTTCTATTATAGTTATGCAATCAATGCAGATGTAATACTTACATCAAATGAGAGTGATGAGATAAACAACAATAACTGGAAAGTATATGAGCACTCTTGGGGTGTAGCTATGACAGATATTGATGATGTAACAACACTTATCAATTTATTTAAAAAGTGGAGTAAAATACCATTATAAGTTTAAACCTATAAAATTTAAGATTATGTTCAGTGCAAAATTTGTGAAGAAAGACGGTAAAATGACATATATGTCAGAAAAAGAAGGTATAGCATATAAAAACTTTATTGACTCAATTAAAGAAGGTGAAGAATTAGATATGTTTATTAGTATAAAAGGTACAGCTGGTTCTTATGCTCAAATATCAAAGATACATGTATGTATTAGAGAAATGGCAAAAGAGTCTGGTTATACTTTTGATGAAATGAAAAAGTTGGTTAAGAAACAAGCAGGTTTATGCTTTGATGTAAATGATGAAGGTAAACAGCTTGAGATGTGCAAATCATTTGGTGAATGTTCAAGTGATGAGTTATCTCAAGCTGTTCAAGCATGTATTGAGATTGGAGCTGAATATAATATTAATCTAGCGTAGGTTCAACATAACCTTCATCTCCTGGTTCAAGAACTTCTTTTTCTTCAAAAAGATTTTGCTCAATTGATATTCTCTCAATTTCTGATATCATTAGTGTAACAGTATAGAAAGACTGTTCAACATGTGACATTTTAGAATAATCAGCAGCTTTAACTGTTTCAATAGATTTCTCAGATTCCTCTGCACCTTGAGCTTGAATCTGATTAAATAAGTAAAATAGTGTATTCTTCAACATGAAGTAATATGCTTTGTTTACTTGGATACTTAATAAAGCATCATCCTTTAGTTCTTTTACTGTAATAGCCATAATGTATAATTAAATTAATATGACAACAAATATAGATATTAATGATATAAAAGAAAAATTAAACGCAAAACTTATTGATTCAGGATGGGCAAGAGTGCTTAGAGGGTTTTTATATAGCACAGAGTTTGATAATATTTTATTGAAATTAATTAAAGACTCACAAGAGGATAAAAGATTTACACCATTTATGAAATACTTGTTTAGAGCATTTGAGGAAACACCTTATACTGATCTTAAAGTAGTTATAGTTGGTCAAGATCCTTATCCAGGAATTGAGCAAGCAGATGGGATAGCATTCTCGTGTAGTTTTGAAAAGAAAGCATTACCAAGTTTAAAGTTTATACTTGATGCAGTAAACAGAACTGTTTACCAAGGTGAATTAGAATCTACTGATCTTGATTTAAAAAGATGGAGTAATCAAGGTATACTTATGATTAATAGTGCTCTTACCTGTACAATAGGAAAACCGGGATCACATTCAGAGTTATGGAAACCAATGATGGCTTATTTATTAGACTATCTTAATTCTTATAATCCAGGATTGACTTATGTATTCATGGGTAAGAAGGCACAAGAAGACTCAGTTCATATTAATAATAACTGTTATAAATTCTTTGTATCTCATCCTGCATCAGCTGCATATTCTCACTTAAAAGAATGGGATTGCCAAGATGTTTTCCACAAGGTAGCTGATCTTACAAAAAAGAATTATAACTTTGATATAAAATGGTAATATGGATGAGATATTCAATCTATTAATTAAGAAAAACCTGAGTCCAAATCAATTGTATATACTCTATTGTATTAAATATAAAATCAAAACTAATGATTTTGTAAATGATGCATTAGAGATAAAACGCTTAGAGTCAGGAGATTGGCTAGGAGCTGATAATGCATTAACTGGTAAGTCAGTGATGTTACTACAAGAATTAGAATCATTCTTTAAGACAAGTAAAAAGAAAACCAGTACAGTTATAATGGGTGATAATTTTATAGAGAACATAGATGAATATCTAGATATTTTTCCTAAATTTAAACTCCCAAGTGGTAAGTATGCTAGGTCAGACAAGAAGAATTTAGAGAATAATTTTAGGTGGTTTTTTGATTCTCATGCTTATAGTTGGGAAACTGTATTGAATGCTACTAAACTTTATGTTGATGAGTATGAAGCTACAGGATACAAGTACATGAGAACTTCACAGTATTTTATTAGAAAGCAAGGATCAGATAAAACATATGACTCTGAGTTAGCTAATTATTGTGATATGCTCTTAAATGGATCTGAGGATCCGTCACAAACACATTTTAAAGAAAAAGTTGTATAATGCGTAAAATGTCCAGATTATCCTTATTGCTATGTGCAATAGTGGGAACTCTGTTTGCATACGTAGTTACTGATGCATTTATTATTGAGATCAGTATAATTAATTTTATAGTGGTTGAGATAATAATTAGCATCATGCATGCTACTTTCAACAGAGTAAAAGTAAAAGTTATTTAATAATTGTATATGGCCCTTAAGAAAAAAGAAGATAATCTCAAATGGAATAGCCAGAAAGAAGGCTTTCAAGAATCCTTGCATTATCTAAAGGGAAGAATGGTTGGTGATATTAAAAGTTTAAGAACACCGTGGCCTAAATTTAATGATGCAATGACTGATGGTATTGAATGGAATACTATGACTGTTATTGGTGGTAGACCTGCTAGTGGTAAAACTTTAATAGTAGAGCAAATTGTAAGAGAATCATTTATACTAAATCCAGCAGATGACTTTAGAGTTCTGCAGTTTCAGTTTGAGATGCTTGCAAGATCATCTGCAATTAGAGAGTACTCAAGTATAATTGGTAGATCATATAAGTATTTATGTAGTGCTGATGGAACATTGTCTCCAGAAGATTTACAGAAATGTTATGATTATGCTAAAGAAAAGGTTAAGTATCCAATTGATATTGTAGAAAAACCATGTACTGTAGATGAATTTATTAAAACTATACATGAGTATATGGCACATTATTCTGAGGTATCAGATGAAGGTGTAAGAAAGTATAAGAAGACTCTAATATCATTAGATCACTCTTTACTGATAAAGAAAGCACAGACTGAAAAGGACAAGAATGAAACGTTAAATAATTTAGGTGAGGCATTAACAGGTCTCAAAAGAATATATCCTATTGCTTTTATTATATTAAGTCAGTTGAATAGAAATATTGATAATCCTGAAAGATCTGAAGATGGCAAGTATGGTAATTATGTATTAGAATCAGATATATTTGGTGCTGATGCGTTGTTACAACATGCAGATACTGTAATAGGTATTAACAGACCTGCAAAACAGAAGATCAGATTCTACGGCCCTGATAGATTTATAATTGAAAATGATAGAGTAATGGTATTACACTTTCTTAAATGTAGAAATGGTGATACCAGATTAAGTTTCTTCAGAGCTGAGTTTGAAAAGATGCAGATTGCAGAAATGAATACTCCAGCACAGCAAGAGAAAAGAATAGGTACCAAATAAATAATATATGGCATTAACAACAAAAGATGGTGGTAATCAGACCAGTGGATTTAACAGAAAAGAGAAGACTGAAGAATTGATGAAATATCATCAAAAGGTATTTAATGCATTAGGAGTATCTAATCCATTATATATTCCTAAATGTGCTTATAGACCTTATGGCAAAGATGAATTGCACATGGGTTTCTTTAAAAGTGAATTATGTAGAGATCAAGATATCTATACTGAATATACAAGTATAGCTCTTGAGTCTGAAGATCCAACAAGAACACTGTATAAATGGAAATATAATCCATTTTATGATGAGGAATATGAAACTACTGAACCAAATGGCCAAGGTCATGTGAGGTATTTAATTCCTGTATCTGAATTGATAAAAGTAACGGCTGAAACTAAAAAGACTGAACCTACAAAGACTGAAGTAGAAGGATTGTTTCCTGATTTTGATGGAATAATGGATGCAGATTTAGATGCTCCTCTAAGCAGTTTAACTGTTAGAGATCTAGCTGCTATATTATTACAGAAACCAGTAAGCAATAAGAAATGGTTAAATGATTTAATATAAAAAAGTAAAAAATGGAAGGATTGGTATTGCCCACTAAGAAAGTGAGCGCAACAAGAGTTAATCCAAAAAGATTGTTAATTTACTCTAAGCCAAAGACAGGTAAAACTACCGCTTTTGCAGGTTTAGAAGGTAATTTAATAATTGATTTGGAAAATGGGACTGATTATGTAGATGCAATGAAAGTAAAAGCTAATAGTCTTAAAGAATTATTAGCAGTTGGTAAAGCAGTAGAAGAAGCAGGTAAACCTTATAGGGTTATCACTATTGATACTGTAACTGCATTGGAAGAAATGGTTATGCCTTTAGCTGTTAAAAAGTATAAAGCTACTCCAATGGGTAAAAGTTATGATGGAGACAACGTAATTACTTTACCAAATGGTGCTGGTTATTTATACATAAGAGAAGCATTCTTTGATGTTTTGAATTATGTAGATACATTAGCTGAACATATTATTCTATCAGGTCACATCAAAGACAAACAAGTTGATGATAAGGGTGAAATGGTAATGGCAGCTAATATTGATTTAACTGGTAAAATTAAGTCTTTAATCTGTGCAAATTCAGATGCAATTGGTTACATGTTTAGAAAGGGTAACAAGGTTATGTTAAACTTTAAGACTAATGAAGAAACTACTTGTGGTGCAAGACCAGAGCATTTAAGAAATGCAGAGATAGTGATTAGTGAAATTAATGATAAAGGTGATATAGTTACTCACTGGGATGAAGTTTATAAATAATTAATAATATAAAAAAATAAGAAAACATGGCAATAGGAACTAAAGACGTAAGTGCAGGAGGAAGTGGATTACCAAAAACAATCACACCAGGTAATCACAAATTGAAAATCAATAGTGTAGTAGCAGAAGACTTCAAATTCATACCAGGAGCAATAGTTATAACTTTAAATGTAGAGACTGAACCAATTGAAGGGTTTGAAGGTTTCATGTTGAATAAAGATATGCCAGATGCTGGTCATTATAAAGGTCAAATTGGTAGAGTAAAAGCTGGTCAGTATGCATTTGCTGATGGTCAGACTAAATCTGGAATACAAATCTATAGAGATAACTCTATATTAGTATTCTTAAAATCTATCTGTACAGCATTAGATATGACTGAATGGTTTGATACTCAAGATAATGTACATGACACTATTGAAGATTTCATCAATGCATTTAATGAAACAGCTCCATTTAAAGATAAGTATTTAGATTTCTGTATTGCAGGAAAAGAATATGAAGGTAAGACAGGTTATACAAATTATGACTTATTTTTACCAAAATCTTCTAAGAATGGTTATGCATTTGCTAAACTTGGATCAGGTAAACACTTATTATATAGTGAAGCTGATCACCTTAAGAAACTAGAAGCAAAGAAAGTTGACTCATTTGGTTCAGGTGATGATGACTTTGCAGTACCAAGTAAGGTAGCTTCTGACTTTGATTTAGACTAATAAGTTTAAAGGGAGTCAGTAAAAAGGCTCCCTTTTTATTATTAAATTTAAATATTATGATTTCTACCAAAGGTGCAATGCAATTCAAAGATGTTCCAACTACTTGGATCTTTGAGCATTATTTAAATCTAACAGAACAGTTAGATGGTCAACAGATTAAGATTAAATCAGTATTTAAAACAGAGAAGACTCCATCAATGATAGTTTATATGGATGCTTTTACAATGACATATAAGTTTAAAGATTTTTCATCAAGTATTCAAGGTGATGCTATTACTCTTGTACAAAGTATATTTACTATTGAAGATAGAGCATCTGCATCATTTAAGATTCTTAATGATTATAAGACATATCTTGGTGATAATAAATCTTATAAGCAGCCTGAAATTAAGATATATGAAAATTATAAAGTATCTGATTATACTATTAGACATTGGTCTAACTTTGATCAAAAGTATTGGGGACAATATCATATAGGTTCTAACATGTTAGAGGCCTATAATGTATCTCCACTAGAGTATTATAAAATGACAAGAACTGAACTGGATGGTACTGTATCTGAAATAACTATTAATGGATTGTATCTATATGGTTATTTTAAGAGTGATGGTACAATGTATAAGATTTATCAACCAAAGAATGTTAATAAAAAGTTCTTAAAGTTGGGCAATTATACTCAAGGTTCACAGCAATTAACATTGACTAAAGACTATTTAGTGATTACTTCATCTCTCAAAGATGTAATGGCATTTAATAAGCTTGTGTTTAACAATGTTGAATGTATTGCTCCAGATAGTGAAAATACTATGATTAAAGAATCTAGTATAGATAAGCTTAAAGAGAAATATAAAAGTATATGTGTACTATTTGATAATGATGAAGCAGGTATTAACTCTATGAAGAAATATAAAGAAAGATATGGTCTTCCTTATATCATATTAGATATGGAGAAAGATGTTTCAGATTCTATTAAAATGCATGGGTTACAAACAGTAAAAGAAAAATTATTTCCACTATTAAAAAAAGCAATACATGAAAGGCAAGATTGAGATTGAATTTAAATTCAAAAAAGATACTCCAGAAAAGTTTACTAAAAAAGTAAACATCAATGGAATAACACCATTTCACATTGCATCAGCAATTACTACTCTTATAGAAATATTAGAAAAGCATGCTGATGAACATGATCAAAGAGAGATATTAGAGTTATTAAATAAAAATGCAAAATTTACAGGTATAAACATTATACCAAAAGGTGATGCATAAAAATTAAGATTATGAGTTGGATATATAAAGGCCAGGAATTCAATGATTCACATATTCCTGAAGGCGGTATAGGCTTTATATACATTATGACTGCAATCATTGATGGTAAGTCTGTTGCATATATTGGTAAGAAGAACTTCTTTGCTAATATAAAAAGACCTTTAGGTAAAAAAGCATTAGCATTGAGTACTGATAAAAGGTTAAAAAAATACAGAACCTTGAGAAATCCTGACTTTATGAGATATTATAGTAGTAATAAAATTCTTAAAGATGCTCACAAAGCAGGTGTACTGATTAAAAGAGAGATAATCAAAATATGTTATTCAGCAATGGAGCTTACGTATGAAGAAGTAAAAGCACAATTTGTAAATGGTGTCCTTGAAAAAGAAGAATATCTTAATGGTAACATATTAGGACGGTTCTATAAATTTAAATAATATAAGTTTAAATAATAAAAAGTTATGAGGATAGCAATGTACGACCTTGAAGGTCATTTTTTAGAAGTTTTAGAGGGTAACACTTATCAGGATATTATTGATCTATTGCCTGTAAAATCAAGTATTAAAAGTACTGCTTCTATACAACAAGCCACAAGAGGAGAAATTAATTTTTGTGGAGGCTATCAATTTAGAGAAGTCTTTACTAAAAAACCTTTACAAAAAATTGGAAGTTGTATTGATTTAAAAAAAGCAGTAGAAAAACAAGTGCAAAAATATTATAAAGGAGTATACATTTGTACCTATAAAAATATAGAAGAAGCTGCTTTTATAAATAACATATTGCGTGATAATATTGGTAAATGTGCTAGAGGAATAAGAGCTACAGCAGGTGGTTTTGAATGGAAATTTGTAGTATAAAATAAAAAAGTTATGGCTGAAAATAAATTAGAATCAATTATGATTGGTTTAGTAAATGCAGGTATTAAAAAAGTATGCGTAAGTTATGATGGAGGTGGAGACAGTGGAGCTATTGAAGCTATAAAAATAAGTACTAATTCAGATACTGATTT